ACTATACCCAATGACCTCTGACCCAATCTGAATAAAGCCTACATTGGCTAGATCAGCCGTAGAACTCAGAGTTATGGTCGTATCCGAGGACGTAATGTTGCCGCTCAAGGTGACATTAGAGAGATAACTGTACCCAGTCTGCCGGTTGATCCAGACCTGAATGGGTCGGCCTTGGGCGTTCTTGTTGGGAATCGTAGAGTAGGTGCTACTGGAGATCCGGTTGATATTAATGTCAGACTGATTAATACCGGTCTGGGTACGAATCACCATGTCCATTAGGTCAATCGTATCTATAGGCAGGGGATAGGTTATCTGACCTTGGGCCATAGAAATCTGACCCTGCTCAACCGTCCAGAGGTTAATACCTCGGTTAGCCCATTCAATCGTCAATAGGTTAAGGGAACGACGCGCAGTACGTAATTCATAGCCCGTGCGTAACTCAGCACCGGCTCGCTCAAACGCCTCTTCAACGAGTTCGTTGAGTTGCAGATTAAAGTTGGTCGTTCCAGTAGTGCTCATTTTACTTTCCTATGTGGAGCAACTTTTTTAGCCACCCCTTTAGGCTGGGCGACGAACTGCTTTCCGGCTGCTTTACCGGCTCGCTTGGCACGGGTGGTCGCGGCGTACTCTTGCGAGGAGAGCGCTTTGATGGCGCTGCTTGGGAGGTATCTTTCCCCTGTAGCCCGCGATCCTTGCGTAGAAGGTTTGCCACTCTTAGTTCTCCACTTTTGTTGAGTCCATGCTTTCAGACTTTGCTGCGGCTTTTTCAAGTTCGACATATCGTTCTCTTTGCCTAATCTTCCTAAAGTCTTCTGCGGTACTAATTAACCAGTCAAATACGTTTCCGTCTGTTGCGGCGTCATACACCGGAAACCTAATCCTTGTACCCACCGCCTGCTTTCTTATACTGCATAGCCAGCATTTGGGCCTTACGGGCACTCCATTGACCCGGAGCACCCCCTTTACCGCCAGCCTTAATTCGCTCAAATAACGACTTACGCATACCGGGTTTGGTGTAATTACCAGCCTCGTTTACCTTGGACTCACCGCCCTCGGCATACATCTTGACCTCATTCGGATCATCCTTACGGGTGATCGTCTTGGCCTTCGGCATTTTAGAGGGGTTGATAATCCCCATTCCCCGGCTTGCTCTCATTTAGCAGTACCGTCCGCCCTTAGCCATTTTGGCAACCTTGGTATCAGTCTTGCCTTTTTTAGCAATGCCGTCAGCAGTCTTGTGACCAGCAGCCAAACCACCGCCAGCCATCTTTTTAACCGAACCACCACGTTTCATTTTGCCTTCGCCATCAGCCGCAAAAGCAGGAACCTTTTTCCCGTCCTTCATAACCATTGGCATACCGCCGCCAGCCATCTTCTTGACTTTGCCTCCGTATTTCATACCGGCTTCTTTCATCTCATGCTTGAGCATGGACTTGGGAGCGCCCTTTTTCTTCATGAAGGAAACTTCTTTCTTCATCATTGCCTTTGACTCTTTCATGGTGCCGCCTTCCTTTTTAGTGAACTCTTTACCTACGGACGTTGGTACGCCCACCTTTTTTGCAAACTTGGGGTTATGAGCCACCGCTTGCATAAACCGTTCTTGCTTGGCTGATACGGCTGGCATCAGACCATTTTCCCACGGGTCTTGCCTTTTACAGCGCAACCGTCTGCACGTTTGGATGCGGACGATACTTTGCCGCCCTTTTTCATACCCATCTTTGCTTTTTTTTCTTCCTCAATATCTGATGCTGTTAGTCTTTTGTACATACCCCCAACGCCCGAAGTAGTACTTTTAGTGCTTGGCACTGCCTCAGCAACCTTGGCAATATCAGAAACTTTCACAAACCCGGATGTCGAATCCTCAGCAGGAGCATTTTTAACTACATCTGATACTTTAGACGCAGCCCGATTAACAACATCCTTAACTATTTGGGTAAATGCCATGTCACACCATCTTTCCACGGGTCTTGCCTTTGGTGGCAATACCGTCGGCACGCTTGGAGGCTGAGGATACGGACTTAGATGCTTTGACTGCCCCACCCTTTTTGTAAGGTTTAAGACCCATCTGTTCACGGCGAGCGGCGTTAACCTTTGCGGCAGCGGCTGCTTGGCGGTTAGAAAACTTATTTAAATAGGCATCCCGATCGCTACGGAAATCAGCAGCGTATTTAGCGGCAGCCATTGCGTCAGCATCTTGATCTGCGCCTGCACCACGGTTTAAATAAGCGGCTCGATCACGGTTAAACGCAGCGGCATTTTTAGCGGCGGCAGCAGCATCAGCCTCTTGTCCGGCAGTCATACGCCCTGACATACGAGGATTAACTGGAATTCTTGCATCGATGTCTTGTTGGGTTTTGCGAGCAAAGTCATCCATGTTGGTTTTAGCCATGCCAGCGGAGGCATCAGCGGTCGTATCCATATCTGGACGAGACATTACATCCATCGCCGCATCAACATCCTGCTCGCCCATGCGCTTTTTTCTGTCTTTAGAGCCACCCATCATCTTGGCTGCTAATAGGGCAGCACCGCCGAGAAGTGCTGCGTTGCGTAATCCTTTTGCCATGATTAAACCATCCTTCCTTTAGTTTTACCCTTTTGGGCACATCCGTCTGCACGCTTAGAGGCAGATGAAACTTTGCCCCCAGAACGCTTCTTAATTATCTCTTCCTTGGATTTGTCTTTGTACTCTTTTTCTTGAGTAAAACCAATTTTGTCAGCCAACTTGCTTGCCCCAAGGGTTACAGCACGGACTGCCTTTTTCACCAAGGACATATCATCATCCACCTTGGCTTCGCGGATCATCTTTGTGCGTGTAGATTCTTCAGCCATGATTAAACCATCCGCCCTTGAGTTTTACCTCGTGTTGCACAACCATCGGCGCGTTTGGAAGCCGAAGATACAGAGCCACCTTTTTTCATGCCACGGCCCTCTTGTTTATCTTGTTCTTCGTATTGCTTTTGCAATTTTTTTTGTTTGTCTCGTTCTTTTATTTTTCTTTCACCTTCTTCATATCCTAAGGATGCAATAAAAGGGCTAACTGCTGCCGCACCCAATACTACCGGGTCTCTTTTTGCAACAAAATTACCCGCTTTTTTAAGCGCTTCTTTTGCTGCTAAACCAATTAAAGGAGCAGGCATATCACTTACCCTTTTTGCATAAGGAGATCAATTTTTGCTTCAAGTTTGTTAAACCTTTGGTCAATGTGGTCAACAAATTTGTCCATTTCTGCTTGAGTGACGTTATCACGGGCCACCTCTTCTCTAGTCTTGTTAATCAAAATGTTGAGCCGCTGGATCTCAGATGCCTTCTCATGCCCAATATAGGCTAAGACACCTATCAATACGGTCAACACCATATTCCAAAGCATCATTTCCATATCAACACTTCCACGCCCGTAGGCTCTTATTGATACGGCTGTTTGGATCGTTAGCGGTTTTGGCGCTAGTTAACTTCTTTTTCATACCTGTCATACGGGCACAGAATGACTTCTTACGTGAACCGCCTTCTGGCTGTGGCGCCTTTAAGCCGGGCTTACCGGGATTGGCAGCGTTGTACGATGCCCTACCCTTAGCGTTTAGCCCACCTTTTGGGTTCTTACCTTCTTTACGTTGCCACGCAGGAGTCTTAGCCATTTGCTACTTTTTCATCTTTAACAAGCCGTGGGTAGAAGGCTTCATTGCCATAATCACCCTCGTACTCTTGAACCCCCATGTGGCCTAACTTAATAGTTGGGTCTACCCAGACTTGGAAGCCTGCTGCACGGGCACGATCACAGAACAGATAGTCTTCACCAACATAGGAATTGTCTTTTACGGCAAAGTCAAAAATAGCCGACATTGAGCGCCCGGTTCTTTCGTCCCAGTAATGCCACTCCGGGTTGTCTTTAACCAGATCCTCAATGACTTTCCGTTTAATCATCATGAAGGCGGTAGCCACACGTTGTGCACGTACTAGGCCCATGCCATTCATGGTGACGCCCTTCTCGTCTTCATCCAATTTAACGATATAGGTCTTTTCTGCCTTTCTAGCGCATGGGATACCGGCGGCAATATCAATGTTGTCTTCCGTAACCCACGCCATCAAACGGATAATGTCCTCTGGCTGAAAGTTAATGTCCGCATCAATGAACATCAACTCCGTAGCATCAGACTCCAAAAAATCCTGAACTAAAAGATTACGTGCCCGGGAAACTACCGAGCACCCACAAATACTTCCAATCGTAATGTCAATCCCATGCTGTGGCGCCTGTTGGGCAAACCGCATCAAAGAGATTGCTTGTTTGAGTGAAACTTTGTGGTCGTAAGCAGGGATGCCAAAGAAAATCTTATGGCCTGCTAACGTGTAACCTTTTTCATTTTGCATTTGTTTGGTTATCCGTAGAAAAGTACCATTGAGGTTGTGTCAGTAACAGTGCCATGTAACGTGCCGGTTTTGACCAGAATACCTTCACCCGGTAACGGGATAATGGTGTATCCAGCCGTACCACTTGCGGCAGTGTTTACAGTAAGCACAATGTCACCACTAGCGCCGCCTTCGCGGATAACGACAGATCCGGCGTTCGTACCATTTACCGCATATATGGTTTTGATACGAGTCCGGTTAATGTCGTTATTGTTCTGGTCTTTAAAATTACCAGTAGCAGTTAACGGCTTTGTGCCAAATACATCATATTGCATGGAAGCCATGTCAGCCTCCTATTAAGCAGTACGAGTAAAGGCGTATGCAGTTGGGCTTGAGAACATCAACGTGAACCGTGCAAGACCCGTTGCTCCAGAAGCAACAGTCAGATCACCAAACGTCCCTGCGGCAGCGGCAGCGTCAACAGCACCAGTAGACAGAATAGCGTTGGTGTTCACTGAAATAGTTACCGTATCTGCACCAGCCGTGTTGTCAATATATAGGTCAAGAACTGTGCCTTGAACCGCGCCAATAGCAGCACCAAGAGCGGTACCAGTTGGT